GTGCTAGCATCAAGGCTCGCAACACAACCCTGTCTCTATCTGATGTCTCCGCTGAACGATGCGCCATTTGCGCACGCCACCCCGCTTGCAGGAAAGCTCTCCAACCGCGCATTCAACGCCCTGGCCCGCCACAACATCACGACCGTGGAAGCAGTCATTGCGGCCTACCCCGAGCGGCTGCTCAAACTGGCCGGTTTTGGCCTGCAGTCGCTGCGAGAGGTCGAAGCAGTGTTCTTCCCCGGCCAGTGCTATCTGGCTGACCTCAAAGATGGCCAACGCCCCTCGAAGAAAATGCATATTGCAGCGCCTGCAGGATTAGGACTGGCTTCAACCGCCTGAATACAGGCTCAACCGCCACGCTACACAGACCGGTACGCGCCGGTCTACCCCGTCCACCTTGGTGCGCTCCCGTACAGCGAGCGCCTCGATGCGAAGACCGTGCAAAACGCGATGATTCCCGTCACCCATCCACACTGCTTGCGGCAGATGAAGGCAGCATGCTTCTGGGCTCTATAAGATACTGCGAAGAGCATGCATGAATGGAGCTACAGATGGCAGTAACGCAGTGGTTGAAACGCGCACCGGGCCTGGGCGCAGCATCGCTTTTGCTGGTCTGCCATATGGCTGCAGCGCAAGCGGTGCCCGCATCTGCATACCCCGATGCCGCAGACAGCGATCCCGTCAAACTGGGCTGGATGGTCGGATCGCCGCCGCCTGCGAACCGCATTCTGCGGTTTGAAGACGGCTCCTATTTCCAATTTCCCGCGATGCGCTGGAGTGTGGCGCACTTTCGCGAGTTGATGCCGACGGTGAATGTTTCACGCGGCCTGCGGCCTGCCGCCCCATTGCCGAGGGCTTTGCGTGACGATATCGACGGCTTGGAATTCAAGCGCCTGGATACCGGAGAAACCATGCGTTGGCGTGACGCGCTGGCCGCCAACTACACCGACGGCATTGTCGTGCTGCACCAAGGCCGCATCGTTTACGAACGCTATGCCGGCGCACTCCAGCCCGATGGCCAGCATGCAGCGATGTCGGTCACCAAGTCCTTTATCGGCACCTTGGCGGCGATGCTGGTCGCAGAAGGAAAGCTCGACCCTGAGCGCAAGGTGGCGGACTATGTGCCGGAACTCTCCGAATCAGCCTTTGGCAGCGCCACCGTGCGCCAGGTGATGGACATGACCACCGGCATCCGGTTCAGCGAAGACTATGCCGATCCCAACGCGGAGGTCTGGGCCCATGCGGCCGCAGGCAATCCCTTGCCCAAACCCAAAGACTTCAGCGGCCCCCGCAGCTATTACGAGTTTCTGCAGACCGTACAACCGCAAGGCCAGCACGGCGAGGCCTTTGGCTACCGCACCGCCAATACCGATGCGCTCGGTTGGATCATCGCGCGGGTCAGCGGCCAATCCGTCGCGCAGCTCTTGTCCAGCCGGATCTGGAGCCGCCTGGGCGCCGAGCAGGATGCATATATGTCGGTAGACGCAACCGGCACCCCGTTTGCCGGCGGGGGCCTGAACACAGGCCTGCGAGACCTTGCGCGCTTTGGCGAAATGGTCCGCAACAAGGGCTTTTTCAACGGACAGCAGATCATTCCCGCTGCAGCCATCGCAGATATCCGCCAAGGCGGCAAGCCAGCCGATTTCGCCAAAGCCGGCTACACCCTCTTGCCCGGCTGGAGCTACCGCAATATGTGGTGGATCACGCACAACGACCACGGCGCCTTTGCCGCGCGCGGCGTACATGGCCAGGCGCTCTATATCGATCCGAAAGCGGAAATGGTCATTGCCCGATATGGCTCACACCCGGTGGCCGGGAATGCGGCGAATGACCCAACAACGTTGCCGGCGTTTGAGGCGTTGGCGCGGTATTTGATGAAGAAACCGCGTTAACCTATTTGAGAATGCTTCGCGAGAGCCGGTTTGCCGTCCATCACTGCCGCGCAGACATGAAAAAACCGCCCAGAAGGCGGTTTGTTCAAAATAGAAACCTTGGAGAGGTTTCTTACCAAATCCCTGTTATCCTGAAGTCTGGTTCTCTTCAGAGGGAAAATTTGGTAGGCGCGATTGGACTCGAACTAATACAGCAGCCTATATAGGACAAGGCTTCAGGGGGAAACGGGGCTCACCAAACACCCTAGAACCCTCTGAAACACCTGCTAATGTCCCACGGATTTGTCCCTGGGGCGGTCCAAAGAATTGAAGTTTTCTGACCCGTTTACCGCCGTGCAGTTGCATATTCTAGTCACCATCGGTAGATCATCGTCGGCCTCTGCTCCGTCCGCTTCCTGAGCCAGGCCTGCTTCGGGTGTGGGGCCTAACGTAGGTTCCGTCTTTCCGGTAGTAACCACGTACACTGACTGAGCCGCAAGAACCCGTCACACAAGGCGCCGCCTCATACGACGAACCAGCAGCCGAATTACCTGAAAGATATGAGCCGGAACCCACCGCAGGTAATGAAGCTAACTGGTCTTCGAGGTAGTCAATTTGGCCCTGCAGGTCATCGACTTGGGCGTGCAATGCAGCAGAATTTTCAGAGGTCCTTCCTCTACTTGAGGACCACTGGACTTGCTTCTGATGCGCTTTTAAATCCGACAGCTGTTGCGATAGTGTTTGTCGGCGTTGCGCAATCTCGGCTGAATCCCTAAATGGATCATAAGAAGACGAGGTAGGACGCTGAGTTCCACAGCCTACTAGCATCAGCACCAACGCAAAAACGGTCAGCAGCTTGTTCATAAATCTTTCGAGCTATTTCACCGAAATGTAACACTTATTCACATTCTGTCAAAGCAACTCTATCTGCATCTAAGCGAACGTTGGTCTTCATGATGGAGAAGGGATACTAAGAGGTAGTCAGGTGCTTCCTGACGCCTTAGAAGGCTTCGTGGTTCATCACCATGGCGTCCGGCCGGACCATACCCCAAAGTCACGCGACTACACGATCGATTTGATCCTGCTGGCCAAGGGTGGTCAAGCCCGTGCCTTGACGATTGACCGTGATGGAAATTGGGTAGAGGGTGATGATTTGCTAAATGAATAACGATCAAACTCGGCCTCAAGTTCACGCGCTCGACGCTCAGGCGAGGCCCGAAAGCTAAGCTATTCCGCTCCGGCGCGGCGCTAGAGCGAGGCCCCTGCCACCCAACACCGGTAGTTCGCCCGTACCCGATGCCAAGATGAACAAGGTCCGCAGAAGTCGGCTGCCGTAAGCGCCACTAAAGCGACGCTGTCCAATTTTTAGGTATATCAGTGACGTGCTGCCTAGCCCATTCATCAATCTATAGTCGCAGCGCAGAGAGGGAGGATCTTCAGTGTTGGATTGCTTGTTAATTGTGCTTTAGGTTCGTCTGAACCCAACGCAAAGAAAGCGGCGTGGCATCCATCTGGAGAGATGGCCAAGGGCATTGCCTCGCATTGCCGATCGTGTCGATTTCCCACATCAGAACACCATATCCTCTTGACCGACTTGCTTTGAACTAGATATGCTCCCCCTCCGTCTTGCGGAGTTCCCGGCCGGAATGTGAGCATCCCACGCGCGTAAGGGACTGTGGTTGCCTCCTTTGTTGTGCCAAAGATAGGCTGCATGAATTCACGATGAATCTCGCCTGATTTCGTCATTGTTATTACAGGCACTTCCTTCAAGGACTTAGTATTGGATCCGGAAACTCCTCCGGCCATATATATATATCCGGGACTCAAAAGATACTCCTTACGGTACTTCATATATTCTATTTTCTCGGAAACCATATTCCATGAAACACTAACTTTCGCGACAGTTTTATTGTCTCGTATTAGATCCGCCCCATCAGGACCATTTTTCTTAAGATATCCATCTGGAAAATCCAAGTAGGCTATTCCGTGCTGATGAGTATTAACTTCATTAATTTGACTTGATAGAGTTTTTTGACAAATAGATGAATTCCAATCGGCCGCTTCATTTGTCTCAATAAGTGTGGAAGTTTTAGGATCCCACGCAAACAACTTATGAAGGCGACCGTCGGGGCTACCCGGATCGCTATCACTTCTAGCACTTACAATGCCGTAACTTGCATTTGTGCAGATCAAAGCACCTTTAGGTAGTAAGACCTTCACTTCTCTCTTCCGAACGTTTATCGCTACAAGTTTTTGCTCCCAAGCACGAAAAGGGCTGTCTCGATTAGCGGAAACCAAAAGATTATCATCATCGATCCATCCAATATTATTCAATAGACTATGTTGTGATGATTCCAACCCAGGCTCATACGCCACAACAGGTTGATTTGAAATGATGGATGCAGCAACCCAATTCCAAGTGCACAATAAAATTGGCAAAGTAAAATACTTAGTGGCAAGAAGTGATTTCAACATAATATTAGAAATTGCAATTAAAATAATTGGTATCGTATCGAATGTATTCCGCCGGCCGCTTGCGAAACGATGCTGATTTCCTTGGCCACCAGTGTAGGCGGGAAAAAGAAACATGGGAGTGTCGAGTAGGACTCGACAGTGGCGGTTTGCGATTCTGTGCAAACCGATGGCATCGCGTTGGATGGCAAGCAGGTAAGCTCAACTTACGCCCTCTTTACTGGCCGTCGCAGGCCGAATCCAATGGATCCACAGCCCCTTCATCCAGGCCAGCGCATACAGCACGCTGACGGCAAAGATGCCCCATTGCTCGGCCTTCCAAGAGGCGTAGAACCAGAACGGCTGGCCCAGCATGCCGAAGATGCACGCCCACCGCCTGAAGCTCTCAGAGCGGGCCTGCGACAGCCAGGCAGCAGCTGCACCTAGCACCGCGATGGCAACCTGATCAATCTGCATTCGACGCCCCTTAAAGCTGTATGAACATACAGTTCAAATATGCCGCATAAAGCCCTTCAGATCGGAGGCATGAAAGGAAGTAGCTTGGTTCGATTTGAAATCTGACCAAGCCTGGCGCGCACCTGCGCAAGGACTTCACCCCTCGGAGCGCGTGGCGATTGGTGAAGCGATTGAAGCCGAAATCAAGGCGGATGCTGACAAGCGAATGAAGTCGGGCATTGAGAACCCTGTGGAAAATTTTCCACAGGGTGGTGAGAAGACCCGCGACCTAATTGCCAAGGCCACCGGCTTCGGTAACGGCAAGACCTATGAGCAGGCAATCGTGGAGATGGCAAGTCAGAGGATCAAGGTGGAAAAAATTCCACCTTGAAAACTGGGCCAGAGGGTCAGGAAAATTTTCCTTACCCTATCCCACAGGCTAAACCCGCGACCTGGTCGCAATGGCCGCCACTGAGTCTGGCGCCGAGAACCCTCCGGAAAATTTTCCGGAGGGTAAGCCGGGACAGGTACGCGAGCAGGCAGACAAGCTACACGGCTAAATTCTCAGCCATGTGAGATTGGGGATTGGATTTCAAATCTCACCCTCTGCCTCTGGGGTAGGTTCACCGTGGCCGCCCAATAGCACAGCTCAGTTTTGAGCCATGACAGGGGCTACCCAAAATTTGGGTAGGCCCAATCAGATTTGAAATCCGATTGGGTCAGCCAGCTCAATTTTGAGCCCGTTGATTTCAATGGAGGATCTTGGGCTACACCCTAGTCATCGACCTACTTGCTCGTCGAATCGTGTGCTAGCGGCTGAGCGGTTCGATGCAGACGATATTTGTGTTCCAATATTTACAGGAGTACACAAATGCGAAAACCAAGTGTAGAGAGCAAAGCCAGGGAACTAAGACTAAGCGACTACGTTCTGAAAAGGCATGTCAGGGCTTTAAGGCAGCGCCGCTCTTGCAAGCGCCGCCTCCACCTTCTCAAAAAGCCTAAGGATGGCAAGACGCGGATCAAGCATGTAACTATCGTAGCCCCAAACAAGATCATTTTTCATGGGGACGAGTCCGTCAGGAATACTTTCCGACAATTCATTTCCGACATATCCGGAAAGCTTGGCAGCGAGTACAGGGTGAAGATTGATCTGTCGAAGGTTGAACTTTTGCTACCGTGCGGTGTGCTCCTACTCCTGTCCCAGGTTAGAGGGTGGACACTTAAGTTTCCCGGCAAGTTGTCAGCAAACTACCCATCTGATGAGGTCGTAGAGCAGATGCTACAGAGCGTGGGGATTTTGGAAAAATTGGGTCTTCCTGAACGCGTCACGGTAAGTCGTGAAGAGGTCACCAGGTGGTATCACTTCAAAGGAGAATCCGCTGATGCATCCCAGATGACGCCTTTCATGCAAGTTGCGAAAGAGCGGCTAGGTGAAGCTGACCAATCGGCACTCTATGACAGCATAGTGGAAGCCATCACAAACGTGACTCATCATGCCTATGATGATGATGAGCAAAAACGATGGTGGATGTTTGCTTCATTGACAAAAACTGAAGTTTTTGTAAGTATCTATGACGCCGGACGGTCCATTCCGGGAACTCTACTGGAGAAACCAGGCGTTCGAGACCAGATCAAGAGTTGGTGCTGGGGCAAGAAGAAGCGAGACTCTCGAATGCTGCATGCCGCTATGGGCGGAAAGTCCCGTACCAAACTCTGCTATAGAGGCAAAGGCCTTCCAGAAATGCTAGAGTCAACAATGAACATGATCGGGTCAAGTTTGGCTATCTACAGTCGACGTGGCCTCGTTTTATGCGACTCTGGCGCTGATCGTGAGGTTCGTACTGAGCTTACGGAACCAGTCGATGGAACACTACTTCTGTGGGCATTGAAGACAGCAAAGGATTGAAGATGACTACCCACACCATACATATTGCTTCAGCATTCTCTCAGACCCCTGCGGGCAGATTCATAGCTGATGGACCGTTCTCCGGTGAGCTATTCCGCGATCATATGCTAGTTCCCGCGCTGCGCTCTTACGATGAAGTCATCGTTGATCTAAATGGAGTTTTTGGTTTTGGAAGCTCTTTCCTCGAAGAGGCATTTGGCGGATTAGTACGCAAATCGTTCTTCTCGAAAGACGAGTTACAGAAAAAAATGCGTGTTAACGCATCACTTAAGACATATGAAAATCGAGTAAACAAATATATTGCAGATGCAAAGCCGGAGAAATAAATGGCATCTGCAGATAGCAACAGCACTATTTTCGGGCAATTCCTTCCTTATATTCCATTGATACTCACAATACTCGGCTGGTATGTTGCCAACACCGCAACGGCCAGACGCGAGAAGCGTAAAGAGGTAAGGGCTGAAGTTGATGCATGCTGCAAGATGCTCGCTGACATTCTCAAAAATTCCCGCAATTACTACACGAAAAAAGGGGACGAAGCTGAGGCAGTTAGACTGGGGCGAGAAATGGTTTTCGAACTCGACCGCGTGATGCAGAGAATTGTTCGTCTAGAAGAATCTTGTCCTAAATTCGATGTTTCAGGAACCTGCGGGATGCTTCATGAAGTGGCGACGGGAGGCGATTTTGAAACAAAAGAAAGAGCTGCCACAGAACATAATTCTGCTGAGATTATGCGAATCGAGCACTGGACTCACAAGACGATGGATGAGCTAGAACAAGGGTTCATCCATACGTTTCGTTAGGCATCCTCTATTCATTCTGCGTTTGTGAAGCGCCCAAATTCCAGGGCATCGCGGCGCTTCCGGGGCAAGTACACCCCGTCCTCTGCCTCACGGATCCGCTTCTCACGGTTGCGCACGCTCTGAGCCAACTGCATCGGCTGGATGCGGCGCTCTGGGTTCTTGTCGTTGAACTTGGCAATTGCGGCACGGGCTTCTGCCTTGCCATCCTCATCCTTGGCCATCGCCGCTATGGCAAATTGCTCCACCAAAGTGCGGCGCCTGGTCATGAGGGCTCGGTCGTGCGAGATCACTGCAGATTTGCCCTCGAAGGCGTTTCGGGTCTCAGATGGAGAGAATCCGGCGAACTGCCCGGCCAGCGCTGCTGCATCTACCTGGTCCTGGATGACGATTCCGGATTTGTCTTTGACCCCTTCGCTGAAGTAGCGCCAAGTCTTCAGCGGCCCGCGCAAGGCGGTTGGCATCATGCTTTCCAGCCCGCGCTGGTACTGTCCATGGCTCATATCCTGCAGGCCTTTGAGACCATTCACGGCAATGGCGGCCACGGGGCCCAGCGCCGCGGTCATTGCGGCCTCGCCGAGCCGCTGGCCTTCCAGCCCTTCCTGCACATCGGGGAATATCAGTTTGTCCAAGCCGACCCGGCCGGAGATGTCCCAGGGAGTCAGCCGCGACAAACCGTGCGATAGCACCTCGGCGGGCTTTTGGCCAAAGGTGTCGGCCAGCATGTTCTTCAGTGCCACCTGTGCGTCCCATGGCTCGTCATCGTCTCCGCCCAGCATCGAGGCCGCTGCAAGCAAGGTGGTGACCATAGGCAGGCCCAGCACGCCGGCTGCCATCGCATGGCTGGTCAGCAGGCCGGCCAGGGTCTTGCGAGCCTCAGCGCGGACCTCTGGGGTCGCACCCTTGAGCGACTGCTGCGCATTGCGCACGAAGGTGTAAACCATGTTCTGGCTGTACTGCTTGAACAGCAGCAGCACCTTCTGCCAGTTACCCTGCATGAAGCGCGGGCGGTTGTTCGCGCTGTAGTCGAAGTGGCCGTCATAGGTGGCCTGCACTGCCTGGCTGTACGCGGCTTTGCTGTCTGCGCCGGCCTCTCGGGCCAGGCGGTAGGCGGCCACAAAGGTCACCTGGCGGTTGAATTTCTCGGCGTGGTGGAACATCCAGCTGGCGGCCCGCATCCATCGGCGCATGCTGTTGGTCACCTTCTGATCCTCGCCCTGCGCTATGCCGGCCAGGTCGTGGGCCATGGTCACATCCACCACGCCTGAGCGCACCGCCTCATCAAACGCGGCCTTCTCGTCGGCATTTAGGGATGAGGTGATGTCGTTCTTGCCGCGCATCGTCTCCTGGCTGGCCTTCAAAAGGGCCGCGCCGGACTTGCTGAAGCCCCACTTGGCGCCCATCACTGGATACGCCACCAGGGCCGTCTGCGACAGGTTGACCATCGCAGAAGCTGGGGACAGGCCAAGGTAGAAGATGAAGCCTAGGCTGGTCAGCGCGGTCGACACGGCGTTCGACTTCGGATTCATTGCCGCGTCATGGCGCTTGGCCATCTCGTCAATCACCTGCTGAGCCTTCACCGAATCAAAGCCTGGATTGGTCACGCCCTCGTCGGCGCGGCGCTGCATCTCGGAGAGCTGGTCCTGCAGCTGGTCGCCGTAGCGCAGCTTGGCCAAGTAGCTTGCCCCGTGAAAGACGTTCTGCGCAAAGGCGCGGCGCGCATCCTGGCTGAAACCGGCCGTGCCCTTGCGGTGGATGCCATGCTTTGCCCAAGAGAGATCTGGCAGCGAGGACAGGTAGAGCTGGCCCAGCGCGTCCTCGAGCTCGGCTCGCTGCTTGGGCTCCATGCCCTGCTTATCCAGCACCCCATAGAGCTGCTCCATGAACCCACGGCCCACGGTGTCGCGGTCGGCCACGAACTCTTTGCCCTTGAGCACCTTGCCCACAGTAAAGCCCTTGGAGGCGGGGAAGGCCTGGGCGAGCTGGCTGCGGGTGGTGTCAGCTTCGCGCATGGTCTCTGCGCGGCTGACGTTCGCCACCTTGCCCTCGGCATCCTTGACCACCACCACGTACTGGCCGAAGCGGGCCAGCGGGAAGTAAACGCCCTTGATGTGGCCGAAGAACTCGTCGTCCATCCGCTTGAGCATCGCCGCCTTGCGCTCGCTGCCCATCTCGGAGCGCTCGATGCGTTCCTTGATGGCTGCGCGCACGTCCCGCATGTGGTTGCGGTGGATGTCGCGGGCCCGCTGGTAGACGCCTTGCGCCTCTGGCGACAATGCCTCGTAGCGCTTGCGAAGCTGCACGTAGCGCACGCGGTTGTCGCCCAGCACGTAATCCTTGGCAGGATCCATCTGCGCCAGGGTTGAATCGTGCATCAGGTCCGCCAGCGCGTTCTCGTCCTTGAGCTTCTCCCAGTCCTTGGCCAGCTGGTCGGCACCGGCGCCGGCCTCGTTCTTGTCCGCATCCATGCGGGCCATGAGGTCGTTATAGGTGCGCATCTCCGGCAGCATGTCGCCGTAAACGTCCACCAGCTGACGGCGACCCAGCATCTGCAGGCTGAGCGGCCGCAGGTCGGTTGCCTTGAAGCCTGCCTGCTGCTTGATGTTGGTCACAGTCACGGACTTGAGGGCATCGCCCACGCGCTGGCCCATGGGGGTATCGCCGCGGGAGCGGAACCGAGGCACGTCGCCGGCGGCATTGCGCGCCACCACTGCGTCGCCTGAATGCTCGATGGCTGACAGAACAAAGCGCTCTGCCTGGTTGTAGGTCATGTTGCGCACGGTGCTGGCCAGGCGCTTCATGCCCATCTTGTCGGCTACGCTGGCAAGCCAGTTGGCCAAGGTACGGACACGCAGGCCCAGGCGCGTTCCCGCCTGCTTCTGGGCGCGCAGCTCCTCTGCCACCACTGCCAGCCCTTCCTCGATGGCCAGCGCCTCATAGCGGCCGTTCAGTTCGCTGCCGGTAAATCCCAGATTGCGCAGCTCCTCGCGCTGCTGGGTGGCCTCGGGCGCCTCCCTCTTCCACTGATTGGCGTACTCTTGCACCCGTGCATCACGCTTTGCCAAGTCCAGCATTGTCTGCACATAATCAGCATCTGGCACGACATTGCGCAAACCATGGTGGAAGAGCTCATGAAAGACCGTCTCGATGACATCCAAGGGACTGCTGTGCGCTCCGGCGACGACAGCAAGCTGCCCGTTGGGTTTCCGCACCCCCTTCACGTAGTCCGGAATCCCTTGTCCAAGGTCCCCGGCCCGCAGCACGACATCAACTGGTGGCGGGTTGCTGAGCCCCGCAAGGGCATCATTCACCGCCTTCTGGGCCTGCTCAAGCGTTAGGCCACGCTCGGGCGTGCTCTCGCCCGTGCTGTTGAAGAACACCATCCCCGAGCCGTCGCCCAGCTGCTGCTGGCCTTGGGCGGCCTGCACGTCAGCGGCGCGGTCGCTGCCCGTCAGGGCAAAGGAATCCCGCTCGGCGTCGGCCTGGGCGCGGCGCTGAGACTCGGTTTCAGATCGGGTTTGGTTGGCGGCGTCTTGCCGCTGCGCCTCTTCACGCGCTACCAGGTCGGCCCTGGTGGGCGAAGTTAGGCGGAAGCTGCTGGCTTCTGGCTGGGCTGCAGGCCCCTGCGCTCCATCACTTTTTGGAGCGCTTGCTTGCGCTTGGCCTGGGGCAACTTCATCAGCGCGGCCACGGCCTGGGCCATCTTCTTGCGCTGTTCCGGGTTGCTGGGTAAGTTCATTTTGGATTTCCTGTTCGGTGAAGCCAAGCGCTCGCATGGCATCTTCGGCGCTCATATTGCTTGGGCCATCAAACACCACGTCGGCGTCTTCCAGAGCAAAGAGCGTCGCATCGTCCAGCTGCTCAATCGATGAGACAGCCGCATCTTCCTCCAAAGCCTGCTGCCGCGCAATACGGGATTGCATCTCGGCATCGACCTGCTCGGGACGGTATTGGGCAATCACGCGCTCATTGCGCATGGCGCGGTGCATCAGGTCTTCCAGCTGCTGGACTGCATCAGGCGAGCGGATAAAGCCCTCCTCATAGGCGGCCTGAGCCAGCTGGTCCAGCTGCTTACCGGACTTGCGGAAAATGGGGCCGAAACCGGGCACCATCGCGGCGCGCTGCTCGGCAGCACCTGGCGCGAAGTCACGGCGCACACTAGGCACAACGCCATGTTTGCCAAGGAATGCGCGCATGGGGTTGGTGGCCTCTGCGTTGGCGCGCAGTGTGCGGCCCGGGGCAGTGCGCTTGCGCTCAGCGTCCCGGTACTCGCGGCGCTGCGTCTCCGCTGCCGCCTGGAGCTCTGGGCCTACTGGCTGCCCTGCTTGCGCCGCGCGGTCTTGCGGGCGTTGCGCTTGAGCTTGCTGGGTTTGATTGGTTTGATTGCCATTGGTTGCTCCGTTGGTGCTGGTGGTAGGAATGGGTTGGCCGATATAGCCAAGGGACGGATCGCCGCCGGCAGGAACCACCTGGTGCGTCGCCTCAAGACCTTTGCGCTGCAGCGCCTGCTGGGCTGCGGACTCGGTCAAAAATGGGGTGCCGTTGATGCGGGTTACCGCTTGGGGCTGCGCGGCAGTAGCGGCGCCGCTGGCGGCATTGCCGGCAGCCACTGCAGCGCCGGCGCCCGCTTGCTGCTGTGCACGGTTGACCACTTCGGCGCGCCGCTCTTGGCGCAGCCCGTCTTGGCCGCCGATCATTCGACCGGTGGGCCCGTTGTCAAACTCCAGCGCCGGGGGCATTGCCTGGCCGCGCTCCAGCGTGAGCGGCTGAATCGGGGTGTAGTTGCTCAAGCCCAGGCCCGTTCGCTGTTGCCTGCGGGCTTCCAGAGCCGTTCGCTCTTCCTGCTCGGCGTTCCTGCGCTCCACGGCCTCGCCTCGGGTCTCCGCCCGCACGCCGCTGTCTCCCGCAATCATTCGGCCAGACAGGCTGGCATCGAAGGGCAACGCGCCCTGCCCTTCTGGGGCTGTAGATCGCTGCTGCTCTGGGGTGAGCAATGCAGAGGGCTGCACGTCGTAGCCTCGGCCGCTCGGGTGAGGCACAACAGAAAGTGGAAGCCCTTCGTCGGCGGCGCGCCGGCGGATCGCATGTGCCTCATTGAGACGCATAGCGGCGCCTGGCTCTACGCGTTGTGCTGCAGCCAGCTCCGCAATCCGAGTAGCAATTGCGCTGTCTTCCGTGCTGGGCGTTGTGAAGTCGATGGAGTTCTCGTACTGCGTGGGCTCCAGCGGCTCCAAGGCCAGAGCGCGGTCTGGGCCCTTGCTGGCTGAGTTTTCGGCCCGTTGACGTGCGTCATAGCCTGCCAGCACCGATGCAGAGGGCATGTCTCCCGGACCTGGCTCCACCTGCTCGGGGGGAGCTGAATCCACCAGCGTGCGCAGCTCGGACTCGCGGAATGCGCGCACGCTCGGAGGCAATGAGGGTCGGGCAAGTTCTGCCTGGATCAGTGCTGCCTGCCGCTGCTGCTCCGCTGGCAACCTGGCCAAGGACGCCGCGATGTCGGCGCTGGTAAGCTCGGTGTTCAACGGTGCTGCAATCGGCTCCAACGACAGATCCACCGATGCGGCTGCAGCTTTGGATAGAGGCCCGGCAGCAGGATCAATGCCCATCGCCTGCGACAGGCTCAACGGTGGAGCTGCAGGGGTAGGCTCACCGCCAGGCGCTGCGCTCTCCGCGCTGCTTGGAGGCGCTGCGTTCGACATGGCCGCACGCCCGTCAGGCTGGCTGTCCGGCGCAGCTTCGCCGCCAGGGATGTCTTCTGCCACCTCGGGCTGAGTGTCGGCCTTACGGCCTCTCTGGCGCATGTGATCCACAGCACCAGAAGCCCCGCCCATGACGCCACCACCGATGCCGCCCATGGCCGCAGCGAAGGCCGAATCTTCCAGGTTCTCTGCCTCTCGCGGATCCTTGAAAGCGCCCCACTGCTCGATCATGTTCTGGGCGCCCTCGGTTGCGCCTTCCTTGAGCACGCCCTTGCCAGCCTCTTTGAGCACTGTGGTGGGCCCCAAGCCAACGCCCTTTACGACCTTCATGGCCTGGCCCATACCAATGCGCTCCAGCGCCGTAGCAGGGATGGCAGCGGCCAAAGCCCGGGCCTTGTCTTCTTGGCCGGACTCTTGCTGCTCTTGGCGGATGCCGCCGTATTCCTGGGTGAAGATTGGGGCGAGACTGCCGGCCACACCGCCGATAGCAGCGCCTGCGGCTGCACCTACCGGGCCGGCGATGGAGCCCAGCGTCCGACCGGCCTTTGCCCCGGCAAGGCCACCAGCGCCTGCAGCAGCAATCTGTGGACCCAGTTGGCCGACTGCTTCACGCGTTGCGAGCCAAGGGCTCTCGATGATGTCGGCAAGCTTGCGGACGCCTGCAGGGTTGCGCTCAATGATCCCCTGGCCTGTGTCCTGCAGCGCCTTGGTGGCGAAGTTTGGCCCTGCCACGTCCTCGGCAGAGGTCGCCAAGGTGGTGAGCATCTGCCCAGCTGTGCGCTTTACCGTTGGGAAAAAGCCTGGCTCAGCCGGCGGGGGTGGTGGGATGTTGAACGCCTCTTCGTAGCTCACGCTCCCGTCCGACGCCGGTGCTTTTGCTTGCGCAGCAGGAGGTGGAGCTGGAGGCAGCCCGAAGGCGTCTTCGTAGGAAAGGGGATTTGCAGCCATAGCGCCCAGTGTGTGGACGCCATGGATGGCTGTCTAACCCTGCGGGGGTGATCAATTCGCAGGCAGGAAGCTGCTGCCGTTCCAGCGCATGCTTCGGCCATCTGGCAGGTTGTAAATCTGGCCGTTGACCAGCTTGTCTTTGGGTGGTGGCGTGCTTGGCTGACTGGATGCCGGTGGACGCAACCACTGCTGCGTCACAGAGTCATAGATGGTGGTGGGCTCCTTCACCGTCTGGCCATCCTGCACATACGTGCCGCCACCAGCCGTGACAAAGCGATCCTTGGTGCTTTCGCCCTTGCCCATCAGTGCCAGCAGGCGGGTCTGAGCGGCGCGCTGCTTTTCGGGGGTCTGAGCAGAGAACAGAGCGTCCTGCGCCTCCTCAATGCGGGAATTGCTGCGGCTGCGCTCGTCAGACGCGATCTGCTCCAGCGTGAGCCTGCCACGATCAATATCGTTGCGCATGGCCTCGCGTTGGTTGGCGCCCGCCTGCTGCATGCCTTCTCGCCGCAGACCAGCATTGATCTGGTTGGTGGAGTTCTCTAGGCCCGGCTGCTGTCCCCGTGCGGTGAGATCGGCACGCTGTGCATCAAGGTAAGCGGCCTGCGCCAGTGACGGCCCAGAGTTGGCGCGGCCCTGACGAGAATCGTAGCGGCCCCCATTGTTCGTGATGGAGCTGGCAGAAACGGCCAGGTTGCGCAGATTGTTGGCTGCCTCCCAGTCATTGCCGCTGTGGGCCACCTGGGGTGCTGCAAAGCCAGGGGCGCTAACGGCTGTCTGGCTGGAGCCCGGGCCCTTGCCCATTCCTGTCCCTCGCGCTGGGTTGACCTGAAAACCTCCAAAGCCCGCGCCGTTGATGCCGGCACCCGGCACGGCTTTGCCAGCGGCGTCCGTGTACGAAACCGGGCCTGAGACATTGTCACCACTGAAAGACGTAGAGCCATCGGCCAGGCGCTCCATGCGCACGCGGCCAGACGGATTGCTCTGCCCCACCTGCGCATTGGTCATGTTGGTGCGATCCCAGCCGGCCTTTGCGGGTTGCGCAGCCTCAGGAGCAGGAGCCGTTGCGGCAGCAGTGGACGCTGGGCCTGGCGCAGCCGGAGTAGCAACACCGCTGCTCTGCGGATTTGCGGGAGCAGAAGCATCCGCCGATGGCAGCAGGCCGGCGGCGGCTGGAGTTCCTGCACTGCCAACAGCGGCTGCCGACGCACCTTGCAGGGCGCCACCGGCGCGTCCCAACCATGAACTGATGGCGCCGCCAGTCTTGGCAATCGCTGGCAACGCGCCGCCAAGGCCGCCCACGGAGTTAGCCACAGCCTGGAGGTTGCGGCCAGTTTCGGTGTTGAATGCGCTATCCATCGAGCCATCGGGCTTGGGCGCTTGGATGTTCGTATCCATGGGGATCTGGTCTATCCCAGCCCCAGGGCTTGCCTGAGCAGACGCCGAGGCAACCTGCTGAACCCCAGCGTCACGAGATCCAGCAGCGGCATCGCCAAAGCTGCTACGGCGGCGCCTCTCATCGTCTGTCACCAGGCCACCGTCAGCATAGTGCGCGGCCCTCTTAGCCTTGCCAGAGGGCTTGTGGGTGCGCTCGATCAGGTCGTTCAGCCGCTTGACGCCCACCTTGCGGGTGGTGTCGGCCGGCAGCATGAATTCGCCTTTGGATGCCTTGATGTCAATCGAATCCGAGGTTTCATCACCTGGGCCATCGATCAGCCCACCATTTCGATAACCGCGAGCAGGTACATTGGCGCCCATGGCGGCGAGGCGGCGGGCGGCGGGAGATTGGGCGTGAAGCATGTGAAAACCTTCTGAATATTGCCGATCGCTACCAATTGGAATGGACCAGCGGCGGTGAATCGTCGCGGTGTTTGCGCTGCACGTTCGCATCATTTCGGCTACCGAATGCCGCCTCAAACAGAGCCATATGCTCAGCCGCCCGGGCCGTATCGAAGGTGTCCGCATCCTGCTTGAGGTGCGCCCGGTACATCATCCAGTGCAGCAATCGGGTATGGAATCTGGCCGGGAGCTCTGGCGACTCAATGCGCGCACATGCAGACAATGGCCGAAGGGCCCCACGGAAGACCGTCAGAGCTATGGCACCGGGGCTGTTTGGCCTGGGCACCAGTCGAAGCTGGGGAGGTCTGGCACCGCTGGCTGGCTCGTAGATGAAGCGCCGTGGCTGGCCTTCTCGCTGCTCCCAGCCGCAGCTATGCGAGTCCTCTTCCTCTACGCTGGTTTCATCGATCACGCGGCCATTGAAGGTGGCGCGCTTGATCTCCAGCACAGAGGGATGCAGCGGGTAGGTGTCCTGGCCAACTACGATGGGCAGCGTGCAGACAGTGCTGGTGCTGCGATCCTCAATCAGCTTGGCGCGCTCGCACGCTTCCTGCACGGCCTCGTTTAGGAAGCTGACGATTTCTTCCGTAGACCAAAAAGGAGGATCGGACAGGTCCTGTACTGCAGTGCGAAATGCAGCGGTGAAATCGTCGACTGTCATAGGATCAGGCCTCGCTGATGGAGGCGAACGCAGCGTCAGCTTCGGCGCGAGTCACTTCAAAGCCCGCCTTGGCCTTGAGCTTCATCAGGTTGGGCTTGCCGTCGGCGGTGAAGTTGGCCTTGTCACCTTCGGCGATCATCTGCCGCAGCACCTCCTGCAGTTCCAGCTGGCGGTTGTAAATCTGGGTGCGCACCTCGGCCGTACCGCCATCTACCAGCACAGCTCCACGGGCAATGGCTTGGCGATGGAAACTGGTGGGCACTTCGGTTCCCTCGTCATCAGCAGCGATCACAAGGGTATGGCCGCTGGTGAGAGCAACATGGAGGTCCAGTTCAGTGGGGGAGCGGAATTTCATGATTGTTTCCTGAGAAAAGGCCCGTCGGCACCAGGCCAACGGGCGAAAGGGCGAGTGAACGCCCGACCACTGAGAAGACTCAGCCTTGGGTGAAAGCCGAACGGCCTTCAACGAAATACTGGACCGTCACACGGGCCTGACCAGCAGTGGCAGCCGCGCCGGTCTGTGCGAGCAGCGCATTGATCGCGCCCGCCACCTGGGTCTTGTAGCCAGTGACAGTCAATTCGGTACGACCAGCGGTTTTCAGGTCGATGGGAGTTGCGGTGTAGCGGTCATCGTCACCGACATCGCCCAGCTTCAGGGTGGCAGTGGTGGCACTGTTCCAAGGGGTGATGACGGTCACATCGCCGCCAACGACGACAGCGCCGCCTGGCAGATCAATGGCGCCCTCGGCGGTGCCGTAGGCAGTGGGATCACCAAAGGCGATCAGCATGGTGGCTACGATCAGTTCCTGGCGGCCGGCAATTTTCTTGATGGACATGGTTAGCTCCGTGTTTCCAAATAAAGGGGAGCGAGGCCACGCGGCCCCGCTGTACTGGCATCAGCCCTTCAGGTAGTGGTCGATGGACAGCACGCCGAAGTCCTCTACGGACTTGTCGTAGATGGAGTAGAACTCGGGCTTGAGCAGGCCCAGGATCTTGTCGATGTTCAGGCCCACCTTGTTGTCGTAGTCGAACAGCTTTTCGACCCAGTCGCCAGGGCCAAGGTCGGCCATGGCCAGCGCTTGGGAACCGCACAGCAGCGTACGGGTGCCGTTGACGTTGCCGCCTGCACCCCACTTGGAGCCAGCTGCAGCGCCCAGGGTGCTGTACACCAGGTTGTGCTCATGGATCACAGCACCGTCCACCGTGACAGTCGCACCAGTGAACCAAGGCGAGTCCATCCCCGACTTGGTGGCCACGGCAACCACAGCGCGCTGGTAGTCAGGATCCTTCTTCAGCTCGGCCAGTGTGCCAGGCTGCACGAAGATGACGTAGTACGCCTTGCCGTTCTTCATCAGCGGCTTGACGCGATGCGTCTTGGCATAGGCCACGGCATCCACAATCATTCCGTACTTGGGCACGAAAGCATTGGTGATGCTGCCGGTGTTGGAGACCTGCAGCGAAGAGCCGTCCCACATCAGGGAGCGCTTGGGGGAAGGTGGGCGCACGTCGCCGGCAAAGGCCAGGCTTGGGAACACCGAGCCGATGCGTGGAGAGCCATCGTTATTGAAAGCGTAGCTGATGCCCGACAGGGTCAGAAAGCCCAGCTGATCGCAACGGTTGCCCAACCAGTAGGCCAGCTTGTCACGGCCCTGCTCACGGAAGTTGAGCACCGTGCGCTGATCGGACATCTTGCCCTTGTTCTTCACACCGTGGCTGAGCTGGTCGATGGCGATGATCTGCGAATGGTTGTCCATCGCTTCTTCATTGCCCTCGCGCTCGTTATCGCCTGCGACGCCGTCACCCACCAGGTCGGCAACCAATTGGAAAATGGCGCCCCCGCCCTTCTCCGATTTGTTCATCTCTTTGATGATGTGCACCACGTTATTGGCGTCTTTGCCCGAGAAGTTCTTCAAGAACATCTGGTCGCGGGCGGCGCTCCAGGTCTCGCGGGCCCAGCAAATCTTCTCCATGGGGGTCAATGCTGCAAAATTCGTTTCCAT